TGACTTACCAGTCCACTTCACTGATGTAGTCGCTCCCGCTAAATGATAACGACTAATAAAATTTAAAAGATCTGTTTTTTTCATATTATACTGTTTCAAAGAATTTATTAAATGTATTTTCGTTTGTTGATGTTACATGTGTACCACCATAGTTCATATAGTAATGACGATATTTTTCATAGATAAACATTGCCGCATCTGGATCTTCAAACATCTCATTCATACTCTTAAGTATCTGATAGAAGTCGGTTGGTACAATTGTTTCTAATAATTCTAAATGTGCATCACATAACTCATTAACCATATCAATAGTCTTGTTAAATGCAAATACATTATTCAAAACCATCTTTAATGTACAATCGCCGTCATACTTAGCCACTTCGCCAAATGTCATATTGATCGGATGACCAAATGGATTAGGAACTTTATCATCTGCTCGATACGGCAGATTATCACCTTTTGGAAAATATAAATGGCTAAATGTCATTTTACTCAATTGAGGTGAATGCAAATACGTTCCATATACTGGATATTGACCTGGCGAAGAACTATCTGTTGATACTTGTATTCTACTATCAAAATGCTTATTGAAATTGTTTTGCAAAGTACTTAACAAATAGAAATCACTAATCTTAGAAATACCTAACAAGTGAATATATCCGTTACGCTTCTTTTCAAACTCTCGATTCTTTAACATTACTGCTAATGCATAAAAGAAGTCTACAAGCTTCTGAGGACCGCCTACACACCATCCACCAAAGTCAAAATCTTTAACTTGATCATACCAATGGGAATATTGATGCGTATTAGAACCTTGTAGTACATTTAAGAATGTACACTTACCAGACTGATTCTTTTCAAACCATTTAAAGTTTTCTAAACTAATCTCTAATGAATCTTCAAAACGATTAGCATAAGTAGTTCTGGGGGGAATATCTAAGTTAGCTGCAATATCAGCATTATTTTCTAACCAATGAAAAATAGTTTCACGGATTTCCGGACTCCACTTTAGAGCTCCACGAGCTAACTGGTAACCACCTGAGTCGCCGAATACAAATGCTTTTTCTAATCCAAAATCTTTTCTAGTCTCAGGCTTCTTGTAATAGTGACCTGCCGTTACTAGAAAATATGGATGCCTCCATTCTTCCGGAAACTCTTCTGCATAGAATCTGCATGTTAATCCAGGGTGAACATCTTTATTCTTTTTAAATGCATCTGCCGACCCGCCTGCTGACAGGGACGGAAAATATATAAATCTTTTTGGTTTACTTTCTGCCATCGAACATTACCTTTAATAAATTATCACAACTAAAATATTCTTTTGTCAATTTTTCTTTTAATGCATTCATTTGATTCATAAATGCATATTGGCCATTTTTATCATAACAATTTATATGATATCGAATAGCTTGTATCAACATCTCACGATGTTCTTTATAACTTTCCATTGACGATGTACAATCACTTGGATATATAAATGGTGTTGTATACATTTCTGAATAACTTAAACGATCTGGTACCATTGGCACTGCATTCGCTAAAGCTGCTTCGTAACATGAAATACCTAATGTTTCTTGTAGGTTAGCTGAAAAAACTATTTTAGCTTTACCTAACATTTCGTGATATGCTTCTTTAGATAACTTTTGATCTTGACATATCACAAATTCATATTCAGGTAATTCTTTAGCTAACTCTCTAAATATTTCCAATTGCTTCTCAGGAGCAATTCTATGAGGAAACAATATAATATTTTCTTTCTTGCCAGGCTTTATAGTAGCTTGTAAATACTCCATAGGCCAGCCTGTACGATAACAATTAACTGCATCATATCCGTATGTATCTCTAAACAACTTGATATGATAATCTGATGCAAACCAATTGTAATCAATTGCTTGAGCTAATGACAATTCAAATGACTTTACCCATTCATCTTTAATCAATCTACCTAAGAAGTCATTTTTATCATAATTACCAGCATGCCATAGCGCATGTATCTTAATAGGAATACCTAACAATTGACTCATATATTTGAGTTGAATTATGGTAGGATTCCATGCATCCGTATACAAAAAGATATCACCGGACTTAACTTCTCCGTTTGTGAAAGCTCTAGCTATCTTATTCATTTGAGAACTTTTGTATACGTTAGTACCACCAAAGTTCAAAAATGCCCCAGGCGTTGTTGCATCTGGAATATCCGTATCGCCTTCTACAACTTCGACCCGAAACTTAAGCTTGTTATTGTCGATATAACTATCAATAACTTGCGGTATCCAAGTCTTCCATTGACCAGTATATCTAGTATCAACAGCTTCTAAATCTACAATCCAAATTTTATTCATATATTTGATCGAATTTATAATCATCAGGTGCTACTCGTTGCATATTATGCACTGTTGTGCAATATAATGAATAATCATCGTAAACCAATTTAATGCTATCCGTTTTCTTTAACATTCCAGCTTCTTCACAATTTATCATAAGCATGATATGACAATGAATACGTAACATCGGAGGAATATCAACTAACATTTCCGGAGTAGCTTCAATTGAAATAAAAGTCTTTTGATTGATTAGATCAAACAACTTACTCCAATCCATTTCATCACTTTCATCAGAAATTAATTGTCGTGTCGCCGGAGAACAAATATAGATATGAGCCGGCGCATCTTCGAATATACCGTCATTAGCTGCAGCATAGATATCTGCTACAAACAATGTTTCTATGTCCGTAAATCGGCCTTCAACCTCTTTACCGAACCAATACTTTTTAAATCCTATCATAACTTATTATTTTCTTTAATATAAGTACATTCTTTTAAAAATCCTAACCAAATGAAAAGAATTTTCCAACATTATTGTTTTCTGGAATACGTCCCCAATTCATTGCTCCGTAGAAGTCAGATAATTTATTATACAATGATGATGTAAATATTTTATCGTAGTCGATGTATGTAGTAATTAAGTTTACAATCTGTTCTGGATCATCGTATCCTTTCAATGCACATTGTTCCAAGTTTAATGGATTCGGCCGTAGGTATGTCCATTTGATTTTCTCGCCATCGATAATTTCACGTACCGTTTTAATGTTATGATATGTTAACAAGTCATTATAGTTTAAAGCTGACTTAACATGGACAGGAGTACCTTTCGGGCGAACAGCAAATGGCTTAGCTTTCTTAGTTGTAAACTTAGACAATTCTTTTACTCCGGTAGGCGCCATTACTTGAATGATAGGCAATGTTTTCATATGATCTTTAAACTTAAGAATCTTATCATCCAAAGTCTCTTTATCAATGTCATTAAGAATATCTTTGAGAACCTCTGCCATAAACTTACGGAATGCCGGAGGGAAACTAGATCTTACAACATCTAATCCTTTAACGTCCAAACGAGATATTGTATGACCTTCCTGGTTGATTAGCCATTGTGCATAACGCTTTTTAGCAATCCATATACCTGCCTTAGCTACAAATTCCTGTTTGATATCAAATCTATGAGTACCAACATTATGAAACTTTTCTGCATATACATTATATGATTTGTTAATGAATGCCTGTACTTCATTTGCAATTTCAATAGTACGCTCAGCCATCCATTTTTCATCAGTAACATCAAATTGCGGATATCGTTTTTTAATGATAGGCAATGATGAAAAGAATGTCGAATCTGTATCAGTATAAATACAATAATCTTTTTCAACACCTAATTCTTTCTTGTAATATTGATTACCAATATCAGCCGTAAACTTAATTAATTGCTGACCTGTACTAGTAATAGCTACGGCATTATCCGGATCGAAAAATCTAAATCCTGGATTACCTAATACGCCGTAAAATGAATTAAGAAGAATTTTTGTAACTAACTGCAGTCGATCAAAATATTCTGCCTTTGCAGCATCTCCTTCCTTTTCATATTTCTTTTTAAGATTTTTATAATCAACACGTTCAGCAAACCACTTTTCCAAAATAGATGGAATAAATCCTTTTTTGCTAGTATCATAAACTACGCCGTTAGCTGCAATAGAATAATTGTTATCTTTAAGATATTGACGAAGTTCTGCCGCAGTAGCCCATCCTTTGTTTCTGCTAGAATAATGAGTTCCTTTATCTTTAACATAATCAATGCCATCAAACTTATCTAATTTAAACACTTTAGTTTCGGGAGATACTCCAAGTGTCATAATGATACTAGGATATAACGATGTTAAGTCAAGGTCATATATCCATTTGTAACGACCTGGATTAGGGTCTTTTACATATGCCCCTAACAATTCTAATGGCTGATCCGAGTCGCGTTCTTTTTTATTAGGTGCTACTAATCCAAGACGTTTAAGATATGTCAATGATGCCCCGTCTAGATATCTAGTAGAAAAGTAAACATCTTCATATGGTACATGACCTTTATGACAAATACCCCGAGCCAAATCTATCAATTTCATCTTCTGGTCGATAGCTACAACCAGATCAACGTCATTCATATTGTAATCTACATACTTGTTGATATCCGTACGCATCAAGTCATTAAGATTACCTTCATACTTAATTTTACCTCTACCTAATTCTTTCTGCGAAATAGCTTCTAATGAATAACTAGACTCTTCCGAATATGTAAAGTTTTTATACAATGCCATATAATCTAAACATGCAACCCCCGATATACGATATCGGTTACGATGTTTTAACCATATAACATCTTTAATAGGAGACATTGTCCTTGCAGTTGTTTCTCCTAGGATTCGAGTCATACGATTGTACAAGTAAGGAATATCGAAAAAGTCAATGTTCCATCCAGTTATAATAGTAGGACGAATTTCATAATATTTAAATAAGAACTTTTGTAACAAATCATATTCGTTGGAACATGACTGAATTACATCCGTAGACTTTACTACATTAGCTTTATCCAAAACCCATACATATCTAGCATCTCCTGCTTGATCATAAATTGCAATAGAAGTAATTTCATTCTGAGCAGTTTCAACAGTCGGAAATCCATTTTCAATATCAACCTCAATATCTATAAAAATAGTACGATGACCTGTCGACAAATCATCTGAATCTGTATACATATCGATCAAAGTTCTTGTCTCTGGATTGATATCCGATTCATACAATCCTTGTTCTTCTCGATCAAAGTCTGTAACTTTATCTAGTTTAGTACCATCTAATGCTACATGTTCGCCGTAAGAAGATTTACGATATGCATAAGGCTTATACTTAACTTGTATATGACCCTTTACATCGTCCCATATATGGACAGTATTTGTTTTATTGTGATATGCTACTGCTTGATACATTATACTAATTCCTCGTAAATTCCTAAAACTTCACTTGCTACTAGAATAGTAACAGCAGCGATCGGGTCCGTTAATAATAATAAATAACCTATAAGTCTCAAAGCTGATTTGAGAAAGCTTACACGTTGATGTTGTTTAGGATCTGGATGATTCATAACTATATTTTATAAATGTTTCTATAATTTCTTTTAAGTCCATTATCATCAAATCCGTAACCGACTACCCATTCATCTGCAATCTCAAAACAAAAATGATCTACAGACATCGGATTGTCTTTACGATGTATTAATGTAACTACTTTAACTTCCGCTGGCATTCGCGAATCTACTCGTTGCAAAATCTCTAACATTGTCTGGCCAGTATCGACAATATCTTCAATAATATAAACCCTTTTACCTTTCAAATCAATCTCTAATTCTTTAGTAAAAGTTACACCTGAAGAATTATCTTTACCGTGGTATGATTTAGGACGTATAAAGTCTACTTCAATATCAATACCCATATCTTTGACAAGATCAGAAAAAAACATAAATGATCCATTCAATACACAAATCATAACTGGAGGTAATGAATTACCACTCAATGCATGTTCTTCTGATATTTTATGAGCTAAAGCACGAACGCGGCGCTCGATTTTATATTCGGGTATCAATATTTGTGAATCTTTCATATTTTT